CCAGCGCTCATGTCCAGTACCACATGGTTGAACCAGTCGCCAGCTATGCGCACGATTTCCTCCACCGTCAGCCCTGCAGCGGGGGCGAGGTTATTACGTCCGGTTTCCGTGGTCATCTGTTCGGGACGAGGAAGACTGGCTCCCCTATCAAGCAGGTCGCGTATCAGCGATGTCCACTGCTCTCTCGATAAGCACAAGGAATTGACAAGCGCCCACAAGTACTGATTGTCTGGGGCCGCGTCAATCTCGGCGAGGGCTTCCTTTGCCGCCTGCCTAGCGATGCGCGCCTCTATGCCGTCCGCCATATCGTGCGGGGCCGGGAACGGGAACAACTTCTCTGGATAGATCGCCTCCATCCAACGATAGCACAACTCCAGCGCCTCCCTGACCTTGTTCTTCGTGTCCATTGTGGTGTGTTTAGGCCGCCAAGATAACACCTTATCGGTCACATGGTGCCGATAGGACAACAACCCGCAACAACTCCACCGGGCACTGTAACCGCTCCTTCACCCCCGGCACGATCAACCAAGCGTACTTCTTCCCCGTGGGCAGCACCTCCACCCCGTCCACCGTCATAACCGTATCCGTCCACAACTCCGGGCGTAGGCTGTTGAACACAACACCCGTCTCGCCCTTCAGCGACTTCACCCGCACACGGTCACCCCTTTTCATCTTTATGCAGGCCGTCTGTGAACAGTCGCAACGACCGCATCTGTGCCTTATCCGTGAACGTCACCGCATCCACGTAAACCCCCCACTTCTTCGCTTCGGCGCGGGCCTTCTTGGTCACTTGCCCGCCAATGTCCAACGTCCGCAATTCCTCCCATGTCACCTGCTCCACGGCCCCCATGATGATCCCGCACGTTGTGTCGCTCAGGGCGTCGATCTGATCGGCCACCTGCACCCCGAACACGGATAGATCGCTGATCCGATACTTGACCACGGCCTTAGCCACCACCCCAATGCCGTCCTTTGTGGTGACGCTCTGTGGGGGGAGGGATAGCGTGGTGGTGACAACGGCGTAAACATCTACGTCATCAAAAGCCGGTATCTTGAGGTGGAGGCCCGGCCCCTTTATGGCCTTGTATCGCCCGGCACGGAATAGCAACGCCTGCTCGTATTCCTTCACCACGTAGACCGGCGAAAGCCGCTCCCACATGGACAAAAGGAAGTCGATCAGGCGGTCTAACATCAGGCCACGCCTTTATTGACGAACCATGCAAACGCCACCATCCACGCGCGGTTGAACAATTCCCATTCCCGTTCCGTCTTAGGTTCGATGATATGGCCAATGTCCACGCCCTTGCGCTCCAAAATGTAGCGCCGGATCAGGTCACACTTTTCCGCGTTGCTCATTGGCTTTCTTCTTTGCGACCATTTCACGCATCTTCAACGCCCCCCTATATACCCCCTCCGGCATGCTGAAGTGCTTGCTGCACGCCTTGCACCTCATGTGCCGCTTCACCATCCCCGCCGCCGTGGTCAACGTCTTGTGCGATACCGTCCGCAAGCTACCACAGTGCGGGCACGTCAACCTGTCCCCACCGGTGGCAACGCCGATATGCGTGTGGGCGTTGTGGAACGTCATCAACTTACCATGCACGCCCTCCAAGATCCGAACGTCATGCTTGCAATACTCCACCATCTCGGCCAGCGCCTGCCGGTCTCCGCTCACCACCCTATCCCATAGGTCGGGCGGGTTTTGTAGCTTCCCTCCCACGCCTAGGAATTTGGCAAGGTAGTCCAGCCTATTGCTGTTGAACTTGTATCGATACCGGGCCACCTTCAGCGTATCGGCCGAGTTGAAACCGTGCATGATGCCGATACCGTGGAACAGGCATCGGGTCCGAATGTGAGGCAGGTCAAAGTGGTCGCCGTTGTGCGTTACTATCTCGTCGGCCTGCTCTAAGACCTTGGCCAGCTTGCGGAGCATGGGGGCGTCATCCCCGCGCGTCCATGTCAGGGCTTGAACTTCCTTGTGGTCGGCCCATTTGTAACAGACGCAGATTATAGCCCGTTCCTTTTTGATGGCCCGGTAGTCGATGCTGACCTTGCGGCCGGGTTGCCAAAAGTACCCCTCGTTGGGGGATGTTTCTATGTCGAGGAACAGGCGTCTGAAGCTCATTCGTCGGATGGTTTGAAGCCTGCGGCGTTGGCATCTTTACGGGCTTCGTTGGCAATAGACCAAGCCTTATTGTATCCCTCTTCCCAAGTGGGTAGCGGGCATCCGTTGTCATAAGATGCCACCCATTCCAATGCGTCCACTAGCCGCTGGATCAACTCTCCCCGCTTGCCGATCTCTTCATTGGCCCTATCGAGCACCCATTGCACGGCCACGCGCTCGCGCTCGTTCAATTCGCCGCAGGCTAATAGAACGTCCTGCATCTGTAAGACGGGTCCGGGTCGTTTCATCGCTTGTTCAAAAGATAGCGAATTACATCATGTGCATCGCAAAGCAATTCTCTCATTGTTCCGGATCCGCCATCAACGAGGATTTTGCCCGAAAGCCCATCCCACGCTGTTGCGATACACTGATCCTTAACGTTGTTGGCGCGTTCTACTTCCTCCACCGTCAGCCCTGCGGCGGGGGCGAGGTAGCCAACCTTTGAAACATGATACAGCACTAGTGAGCAGACTTCCTTTTGCCGATCATTCATGCCAACTAGTTGCGTCCCGTGCTGGCTAACCTCTTCTATGGCGAATGTTTCAACGATGCGCTTTATCTCTTCCGCATCAAGCACCTTCGGGGCCTTGTCCAGTTCGGAGAGGGCGCTCTGACAAGCATCATACGCAGCTTCGTATTGCTCTTTCGCGGATGGCGACGAACAAGCTACAACAGCCAGTTCCAGCGCCTCCCTGATCTTGTTCGTGTCCATTGTGGTGATGTTTGCCGCTAAGGTACACTATCCCGCGACACCGCCAAACGCTAGGACACTAGTACACCTTCACCGCGTCCTTGATGATGATGACGCACCCCGTCAGGACGACCTTAGCCAACTCCACATCCGTGAACTCGTTAGACGGCCTCCCCGTAGCTCCGGTCCACAGACAGTCCACGAGCATGTCGTACGCGGCCGCGCTCTTCGATATATCGATCTGCCCATCCCTGTTCAAGTCCGAGAACCCGAACCCCGGGGCGATGCAGCCCTTTAGTTGCCTCACAAAGTTGGCGACGTGAATACGTAGTCCGGCTCTCCCAGTCACGTTCAGGATCTCCGGTGTATACACATCCACGGGCTTTCCTAGCTTTATGGACCTTGCCCGGCTGAACCTTGGGGAGCGCGTGTACTTCAGAGGGTACGTCCCCGCCGCGATCAGCGTGTCCGGCCGCTCGATGGTCAGGCAGCGGAACTCCTGCGCGGCGTCCTTTACCACGAGGCTTCCCCTTACGGGTTCGCCGGGTGCGGCGCTTTGCCGCTGGACTATCACCCTCATTCCTCAACGAATTGCTTGGATTTGCGTCCCCTCCAGTTTATCCCGATCGGTGACGGCTCGCTCTCCAAGTGGATGGCCACGAACTCCGGGATCAACACCCGGTTGTTCCGGTCCCACTGCAAAGCGAATTGCACGTCCGTCCGCTCGGCGCTGTTGTGGCCGATGGGGTATTGCTTCGTGTTGATGCCATACCCCTGCCCCGCTTCGCCATGCCACATCTGAAAGAAGCCGATGGGCACCCATCCGTGCAGCACGTCCGCCCAGCGGTCCCCCATCGGCAGCACGGGCGGAACATCCGGCAGCGCGTCCGGTCCTTCCGGTTTGATGCGTGGCGATACCCGCAACCAGTTATGATAGCTGTGCTGGGGGAAGCCGCCAAGGTACCCCGATGCCTTCAGCGCCCGCCATTGCTTCGCGCTCTTCACCATCACACGGTCGCACCCGTAGATGTTCCCGCGCGCATCGTCCACCTGTGCGCTGTTGAGGGCCTGCCTGAAGTGGGGCGGAAGGATCACATCCGCGTCGATATGCACCACCCACCCGCGATGCGACAGTTGCGACAGGCCGCGATTGATCGCGCGGGCCTTGTTGAACGTATCCCCGAAGGAATGGAAGTCGTTGGTGACGACGCAGCGGATACCGTATTTCCGGCACACGTCCTGCGTCTCCTTGTCCTTGGGCGATGTGACGATCACCCAATTATCGAACATAGGACGGTTGTACCTAGCAGTGACCCGCAGGAAATCCGCGTACCCCTCGCACACCGTTACGGCCTCGATCAACAACGGTTTCATCGTTCAAAGTTGGCCCGAAAGGTAAGCGCGGGCCGCGCCGTTCCAACACTTAGGACACCAGACCCTTCGCGAAGGCCACCACCTTCTTCAGCAGACCCTCCACGAACTCGGCCACGTTGCCCGACAAGACCACGGCCACCACCGGCAGGATAGCCGGGATCACCAAGATCGGGTAAACGATGTCCCGAAAGAACACGGCGGAAAAGGTCAGCGCCGAAGCGATGCCAATGTATTGAGCCGAAAAGGTCTTCCCCGCCAACTTCTTCTGCGCGAAGAAGTACACGGCCAGCACTACCGATGCGATCACGTAAGCACTCATTGTTTTGGTTTCAGTTTTGCGTTGATGAACTGCGACACTTGCGCCCACAGGTCGATACCCGTGATGCTGCTAATGTTCTCAAGGTTGCTTTTGAACTCCACGGCCGCGATGAACAGGGCAACGGCATAGGTTACCCCGTCCAAAACTGGCACATCCTTGAAGAATGTCGTTGCCATCAGATGTGACAAGAGTATCGCCATCGGATAGCCAACGAGCTTGGAGATAGTGCGCGATGCCCGTGCGCTTGTTAGTGCTTCGCCGCGCTTCTTCGATGCCCACACGCCCGTCACCACGTCGGCACATACCAGCACGGCCACGGCTATAAGGAAGGACTGAACAGGGGCGATGTATGACAGTACAAAGCCCAAGATGACGGAGCCGACCTTTGCGGCCACGGGGAGATCTTGCGCCCCGCTCAATGTGTCTTTCAGGTTCATGCGGTAAAGTACGTTCCGAAGATGATGAAGGTGGAGTACGTACCGCTGGCGATCGTGGCATTGAACTCGTACGCCGTATCGCCCGCGTTGCGCCGCAATGACCCACTCGATCCGTTGGTTGCGTTACCGCTCGTGCCGTTAGTGGCACGAATGGTCAGGGGTGCAAGGTTGTCCGATCCCGCTGTCAACCCCGACTGCTCAACAGGGTTGGGCATGTCACTGGGTAGCGCGATGGTTACGACCGTCACGGTGGTGCCCGCACTAGCGTAACGCAGGGTGAACTGATACGTCACGAGATTCCCGATCTGCGCCCAGTTGTACGTGTTGTTGGGTGTTCCTGACGGGGCCGCGCCTGCGGTGAACGTCACCGACGCGGCAAGGGACTGTGAGCCGGGTTTGTGCAGGTCGATAAGCTGCGCCGTGCCAGAACCGGTGAACTGGATACCCTTGTTGGCCGCTGAAGTCAGGCCCGCGATGGCGGCAAGCTCCGCATCGTATGCCTGAACGTTTGTGCCAATGGCAAGGCCAAGGTTGGTCCGCGCCGTGGCCGCATCGCTTGCGCCGGTTCCACCGTTGCCGATGGGGAGCGTGCCGGTTACGCCCGGGGTGATGTTCGCCGTGCCGTTGAACGATGCCGCGCTCGTGCTGGCAAGGTTCGTTTGTATGTCCCGCGCCGTGGTGAGACTTGCCGCGCTGCCGGTGGTGTTCTGGTTCAGCGTGGGGAACGTGCAGTTGGCCAGGTTGCCGCTGCTGGGTGTACCCAAGGCACCTCCGTTGGTGACTATCGCGCCAGCGCTGCCCACATTCACCGCCAACGCCGTAGTGACTCCCGTGCCCGGCGTGGTGGTGGCGATGGATGTCAGGCCAAGGTTGGTTCGTGCTGTGGCAGCGTTGGTCAGGTCGCTCAGGTTGTTGGCCTTTACGACCAACCCGCTCAGGTCTTGGTCGCCTGTGTTCGTGCCGCTGACGGTGGCGGCCGCGCTTACTGTAAGGTCTCCGGAAAGGCTGATGGACCGATCGGCATCGCTTACGCTTACCCTCAGCGCATGATCCGCCGTCAGGTTTTCGTTGACCGCTACCGTCAACGTGTTATTGTTGGGGATGTCCCGAAGGCCAAAGCCGCCGTTGGGGAAGGTCAGGCCAAGCGAAAGAATATCCCCATCCGACACATTGCCACCGCCCGCAGGCGTAGTCCACTCCACATCGGTAGCGCCGGAGTTCACCGACAGCACCTTGTTCGCGTTGCCCGTATATGACGGCAGCAGCGTCACCCGCTGCGCGGCCGCATCCGCATCGTCCAACAAGGCCCGCCCCGCTGCCGTGATGGTCCCCTCCGTGGGCGTGGAACTTGCTCCGCCGTACCAAAAGCGGTCCGCCGCCGAAAATTCAAGGTCGATCCGAACGTTGCCCGATACGCTCGACGGCGTTACCCCGCTGCCCGCCGTGATACCCTTGATGCGAACAGGAACGCCGCCGCCATTGGCTTCGATGATCTTCACGTCCGCACCCGTGGCATCCACCACGTTAGCGTTCACCTCATCCACCGCCGCACTGGTGCGCAAGAACGGATCCGCCGCACTGTCAAGAATGGTCGATACCTGATCGGCGGTAAGGTCTTGTGGATCTCCCGTACCTGCCGCAGCAGCCCGCCCCTTCACGGTGCCCTGCGCCATGTTCGCCAACTTCGCGTTCGTCACCGCATCGTTCGCGATGGTCCCCGTTACATTTACGGTCAGGTCTGCCATTAGCTGTAAGTGATATTGATCGTGAGACTATTGTTCACGCACGGGTCCACATTCGTCTGCGTGCTCACCAACACGCTATCCACGTAAATGGGGATATCGATAAGGCACGATCCGCCCCCGCTCGGCGGATACACGGGCGGCGTAGTGCTCACCGACGTCACCCGCACGCGCTCCCTGTGGATCTCCCTTACCGTGGATGCCGGGTCAAGGTTGGTTGAACTGTTCTGCCCGTAGACGATCAAGTCCCAATCCCCAGCGCCCAGCGTCACCTCCGCATCCGTCGCTGAGGCGTTGTCCTTTTCCTCCACCTCCAAAAGCAGCGGCCCGGCATCCTGCCCGCTGTTCACCGTTACCGAGTATTGATAAAGGTCGGGCTTCTCCACCCGCTGAAACACGAGCAGATAGTGCGTCTGCAAGTCCCTTCCGGGAACGAGCAGCGTATTAGTAGCCCCCCTTTCGATATTCATCGGGTCCGAAGTCCGTCCGGTTATCGGGATACTGCCACTTGCTCACGCGGGTGATGATGCGTCCCGTGTTCTTCACTTCCCTCGATCGCGGCTCATCATCCACGTCCGTATCGTACGCCACGCGGATAGCGTTGGACGCGTCAAGGTTCTCGATATAGCGGATCATTTCGCCTTGGCGATTGTCCGCCCTCGCCGCAGCCTTGGCGATAAGCATGGCGAGGGTCTTGCCGTCCACAGGCGTATAGCCCTCGCCGCTATTCGCGAACACCCCGCGCCTGTCTGCCTCTGCGTATAATTGCGGATATGCGTATTCCAGCGTCTTCCACGACAGGTAGTTCTTGATGAACCTACTGTAAAGCGTGGCCAGCCCCGTGTTCCCGCCAAGGGTCGCATCGTTCACCGGGTCGGCATCTTCAATAAGCTGATAAAGCGTCTCACCCAGCGTCTGCTTCAGGTCGTGCTGCGCGTCATGGATGGACGGGTCGATCTTCCGATCCTCCACGTTGCGGTTCGTGCCTGTTACCTCCTTTACGGTAGCGGCCGTTATCAGGTTTACGGTATCCCAGCTCATCCGGGTATCGGGTTATCTTCCTCATCATCTTCCGCTTCCGCCTCATCTTCCGGCTCGGCTTCCATGCCATCGGCGGTCGGATCTTCCGGCTGCAACGTCTGCGGCACCTTGGCCTGAACCAGCAGCATCTCGCCGGCGTCACCCTCCAACTCTTCATCCCCACGAATAGCCCGCGCCTCGTTCACCGTCTGCGATGCCATGATGATCGCCTCACTTTGGATCGGGTCGAACAACTCCAGCGGGGTGATGCGCGCTTCCCATACCGGGATGCCTTCAAGGTTCATCAGGCGCGTCAGGTTGCGCGTGATGTGCTTTTGAAGGGTCGCCACCGTGGTACGCTGCAACTGTTGAAGTCGCATCGCTACGGCCTTCTCTTGGCTAGTCAGTCCACCCGTCCGCTCCCGCAATAGAAGCGACGGGATGCCGAAGGTTTCGTAAATGACCTCAGCCGCGCCGTTGCGCATGCTGTCCAACTCGCCCGCATGGTTGCCGCGCTCCAACACTTGCACAAACGGCTGTTCTTCCCCCGGCATCATCGTGAAGTGAAGCAGCCCGCGCCCCATGCTCCCAGTGTATGCCGCCTCGATAGCCTTGTCGTGCTTTTCAAGTTCAGCGTCCGTTCCCTCGAAACGGGTACCGAGCATAACGGCCGGGGCAAAGCCCGTATCCAGCTGCGTCCTGTTGTAGTTGTCCACCTTGGTCCACACTTCCGCCGCACGCTTGCACCCTAGCCAATACACGCGGCCGTATACCGGCTCCCGTGGGCGATACTGCCTATCGAAGATGATGGCCTGCGGGTCCATGCGTGCGCCCGTGAAGTCGAACGTGGGATATTCCTTGGGCTTGAAACGCTCGTCCCCCGCCTTCGCCATGTACCAATCCGCGCTCCACCACATGGAAGGGATCTGCCCCGTGACGGTCTTACCAGCACGGAACCCGAACCTATCCATGTGGTCAAGGCGGACAATAGGCCCAGCCGCACGGCGCACGCTCCACGTCAACCCCAGCCCGTGGGCAAGGTCATACGCGGTCTTCATCAGGAACTCCTCCTCCGTGCTCTCGCTGACCCATTCCTGAAACCGCGCCTGTGCCTCTTTGATCTCATTCCCCGCCTCATCGTAAAAGCGCAGACCGCTACCGGCAACGAACTCCGCGATCATCGACACGCACCGCTCCAGCGGCCCGCAGTTGTCCACCAGCGCCCGGATCTCTTCCGGGAACATATTGTTAGCCCCGTGGTATACCCAAGGGTCGGTATCGTGCTTTTCCTTCGGCACGATGGGCGCAACGGAAGGTTCGCGCGTGTAGGCGTAGAACCTCACATGCGGGGCTGCGGTCTTTTTCTTTGCCATGTTTAGCTAAAGGGGCGGGCCAGTCGCCTGCACCCGCCCCCTTTTGCGTTAGATGTATGTTGGCTATGCCTTCACGAATACCACACCGAAGAGCCTGTGACCTGTCCGCGCTTCGTGCATACTGATGGACTTCAGGACGGAGGGGTTGTTCAGGTTCGCATCCGTGACCTCAAAGAGGCCGGGAATGTTCACCTTCACGCCCTTGGCCAGCTTCCACCGCACGGGCTTGTCGGCCTTCACCTCGACTTTCGGCTTCGGTTCCATTAGCTGCCTACGATCTTGCTGGTGATGTTAGCCAGCGTAGTGGATGCGTCCGTGTCGAAGAACACGCGGGGAAGCTCGCTCACCTGCGTCTCGCGCAAGGTGATAAAGTGACCCAGCGCATCGGCCTCCGAACTCATGTTGTTCACCTTCATCTGCACGCCATCGTTGTACCCGTACAGGTAGAACTTGTCGCCCTTGGTCCGCACGATAACCCCGAGGGACGGCCCATTCAGGCTGTTCACGAAGTCGCGGGCGGTAGATGAAAGGTCCGTCAAGGTGAAGTCCACCTCGTGCGTGTAGTCCGTAGCGTCCGTGTCGTTATCCTGCTTTTCAGCGCGGATCACCACACTTTGCTTCTTAGCCACCACTTGGTAGAAACCGTTGGAACTCGTGAAGGTGATGTCCTCCACGATGTCACCCGTACCGGCAACGAAGGCGCTGACCTGCTCACGGTTGAACAGGTAGAGCGTGTCATAGCATCCGGGGGTTTCGCCCGGACACGCGGGACGGCCAAGGCCGTCGGAAATGTTACATCCTGCCATCGCTTCTATTCAGTTTAGGTGGTCGGACCCCAGTACTTGATGTTGTTGCCATCCAGCGCGCGCCAGCCCACGCCACACTTGAAGCGATACTTCCAACGGATGGTATCGTGGTCGTCGGCCAGCCACACATCCATGCGGGTGAAGTCGCTCTCCAGATCAAAGGCCAACACGGGGTTTCCGTTGCGGCTCAGGATGATGGTGGATTGCGGGATGAAGCTCTGCGTGATCACGGGGATGTTCCAACCCGGCAGGGTGAAGGCACCCAGCGCGTTGTTCTGAAGGGCAGCAAGGCCCGGAGCGGCCGGGGTCATGGTCTGACCGTGCAGCTTCAGGTAGTTCTGACGCAGGAACTCGCGGTTCAGCGGGTTCATTACGATGAACGCGTTACCAGCGATGATGTCGGCAGCGAAGTCGCTACCGGCAACGCTCGTGCTGTTCAACGCGGCTTGGATCAGGGACGTGCAGATGTTGTACACGCCCTCCGCGTCCGTACCGGCGCTACCGCCAGCGGTCGGGGTGGTGGTGCCCACGATGCCCCCGGTGGGGTTGGTCGAAGCGTTGTACGTGCCCATCGTCGCAGCGAGCAGGCTCTCATACAGACCCGTATAGGTCCAGCTATCGCCGGACTGGTTGCCCTGCCAGTGGTTGATGCCAAGGCGCTTGCCCGTGCGGCGCATGATCTCGCCCACCAGCGCACTCTCCCACTGGCCAAGGCCCGTGTAGTGCTGACCGGACGGCATACCCAGCGCGGTGAAGTAGGTCTCGTAATCTTCACCATGCGGGCAGAACGAGTCTTGGATCAGGCCCTTTTTCAAGGTGATCGTCGTCTGCGTGATGGTGGTGTCGTTGCCGTTGTCGAAGTCATCCGAGCAGGCAGCGCCATCGGCGATGCTCACGGTACCCGACAGACGGGGGAAGGTGAAGGTGTTCTCCTTCACGTTGGGAACGACGGTGCCCACGGCGTCGAAAAAGGGCATCACATCGTTGTTATACAGCGCCTCGGTCCAAAAGTCCGTGCGGCGCTGCTCGTTCACAAAGGCGGTCAGCCCGCTGAAATTGTTGGCCATAGCGCGTTATTGTTTGGGTTGAATGTTCTTCTTGGCCTCCGCCCACTTGGCGTAGGTCTGTTCCGTCTTGGTCGGCTGCGGAGCGACGGGGGCGGCGGCACCCGGTACCACGATCTGGGTACCGTCCGGCATCACCTGCGCCACCAGCGGGTTCTTCTTCAGGGCATCAAGCGCAGCCTGATACCTGCCCGCCAGTTCGGTAGCGGCCGTGACCTTCGCCTCGGCGTCCACCTTCGCGGCTTCCGCCGTTGCTTTCTCCGCTTCGGCCGCAGCCTTGGCGGTTTCAGCCGCTTCCTTTGCGGCCTTCAATTCGTCGCGCTCCTTCGTGATGTTCGCGATCTGTTCGTCAAGGGCTTTCACCTTGTCCGCGTCCGCGCTGGCGATCTCGCTTTCGGGCACTTCGATGGTCCCGCTAGCGATAGCTTTCAGCGCGTCGGCTGCGCTCACCTTAAAGGAGCGCGTTTGTTTTTCCGACATTGGCTTGTTGGTTAGAAGCGCCGCCAGCTTGGCCTGCGCGATTGTTCCTGTAAACAGCCCGAGCGATACCGCCTCATCGGCATCCATGAACCGATCCTCGTCCATCAACTTCTTCACGCTGTCCTTGCGCTTTCCCGTCAGCTTGCTGAAGATCTCAAGCTGCCGCTCGTTCATGCTATCCAGCACGGCCTGCGTTTTCTCATCCGGCTCCGCCTCCATGCTGAAGGCGTTGTGGATCATCGCCATTGAACTCTCCCCGATCAAACGGGGCGAGCATCCGGCCGCGATTATCATGGCCGCGCTCGCCGCCATGCCATACACGCGGGCCTCTACGTCCAGCGCGTTCTCCGCTGCGGTGATGTAGTCGTAAATGGCAAAGCCCGCGAAGGCATCGCCACCACCGGAGAAAATGGAAAGTGTGACCTTCTCGCCCTTATAGGCGGATAGCTGCGAAATGATGCGCTCGGCCGTCCATTGCGTGATCGGTTCAGTGATGACCAACTCGACGCCGGTGGACGTACGTATCTCTCGGACAATAGCTCGCGCCATTGCCGCAAAACTTCACCCTACTAGTAGGTATCCGTTGCCACAGTTAGTGGCGGCCCACGATCTTGCGTACGTATCCAAAGGAAACCCCGTGGTCCTCCGCCGCGTCCTCGTAGATCTGACAAAGGGGCGTCTCCGTCTCGGCCATGATGCGGAACACATCCACGGCGATATTGTGCCGCCGCGCTAGAATATCGTCCAACGTTCCCATGTCGAACAAGAACGACACGGCGCGGGCCGCATCGTCTCCGAAGTCGTTGCGGATGTCTTCAATCAGGCGTTGTTTGGCCTTGCTCATGCCTCTGCAATTTGGATAGACTTGGCGTAGCGGTCCTGAACCTTCAGGAACTCGGTGAATTGTGCGATGACGGGGCGGTCGATGGCGAGCCGTGCCGATACCGCGTTTTCGATATTGAGCAGGTCGGAGGGTGCGGTAGCGTTCACCAATGCCGTGCCGCGCGTGATAACGGGGCCGCCGGTGGCGTATCCATCGGACCAATTGAACGACGAACGGGATGCGCGGGCCTGTTCGAGCATTTCGATGATACGACCGAAGTGGGGGTGATTTACCTGCCATTGCGGGGCCACCCATTCGCCAGCGTGTACGATGCCTGCGGGCTTCAGGCGGTGGCCGGGCGAAGTGTAGCCGCCTTGGTCGAAGCCCTTGATCGCTTGCGCCGCGATGGTGGCAATGGATATGCCCGCGCGGATCTTCGCGGCCGTGGCCTGCGATGTGGCGATCGCCGCGCCACCCGGCAGCAACGAATAGGCCGCGTAGTATCCTGCAATCTCTCGCTGCGTTTTGATGATAACGTCAGCGATGGCAAGCGCCTTTTGCAGGGCGAACGTGACCTTCGCCGCGTCCGTGCCTTCGTCGGTCAACGTGGCAAGGGCGTTGGCAAGGCCGAAGGCCGCATCGATCTTGGCATCGTCAAGGGCGCGCTCCGCCTCAAATTGTGCCTGATATAGCGCAAGCTCATCCTGCAATCCCTTGGCTGTGATCTCTCCGCGCAAGGCGTAGAACTCTTCGAGGCTGGTGATACTTGCAAGCTGTTGCTGCTGCTGAATCTCGGTATCGGTAAAGCCGATAGGTCGACCCGGCGCAAGCGGTGCGGGCGTGATGCGCGGATCCTGAATGGTCGGGATGGCGTTAGCCGCATCAATGAAGTCCTGCGACAGTTTGCCCGTCAACAGGTCCACCGATTGCGTGAGTGCATCAATTTGCTGTTGGTATGTGGCAAATTGCTCACTACTTGTAGCCTGTTCCTGCTGCTTTTTAAGCGCCTCAATTTTGGCCCGAAGGTCCGCAACGCTGCCGGCTACGTTCGCGGTCACGTCCGCCGCGCCCTTGCCCGTGCCCTCCAACTTGGCGACCTGCTTTTCGAGGGACGCAACCTCGGCGTTGGCCTTGGCAAGTCCGGCCGTGTCCGTTGCGGCCAAGGCATCGCGCCGCGCCTTCGCCGCCGCTAGTTCTTCGTTCAGCCGCTTACGGGCAGCTGCTACGGTTTCAATGGATACCGCGTTCGTGTTATTCGCCGCCGTGTCCTTGTCCGTTGCGCCCTTGTTCTCTGCCAGCGCCTTAAGACGCAAGGCGTATTCGACCTGCTCTTTCTTCAGCGCCTCGATCTGCGCTTCGGTAGCCGCGATCTGTTCACGGTTGAACGCCGCCGCCTTGGGGCGCAATAGCCGCTCGTTGTCTTCTTCCTGTTTCCGCAGCTTGGCGATCTGCCCCTCCAGTTGCCCGATCTCCTTGGCGAAGTTGCGCGCCCCGATGTTCAGGTCACGGCCCAGCCCTTGGAAGTTCTTGACTTCGCTTTGAGCCTTGTTGATCGCTTCGGACAACGGCCCTTGACCGTTCAAGTCCGCCAAGGCGTCCACAAGGTCGCGAACAAAGTCAACGGCCGCGCGAAGCGACTTGCCGATAACGCCGTCGCCCTTTTCGACGGAAAGCACAAAGCGGTCCCACGATGCGCCAAGCTGCGACACGGAACCTTGCAAGCTGTTCAGCCTTTCGCCCGCAACGCCGGAGGCGAAGCCGCTATCGTTCACCTGCCGCGTGTAGTCCGCTACTACGTCCGCGCCCTCTTTATACAGGATGTTCGCAACGCGAATAGCATCCTGCCCGAAGATGGTCGCCAACGCCGCGCCGCGCTGCTCTTCCGTCAACCCAGCAAGGCGCGTCTGAAGTTGCCCCGCGATCTGCGACAGGTCAAGGAAGTTCCCCTGCGCATCGACAAGTGTGATCCCGTACTGGTTCAGCGTATCCCGCGCCTCTTTCGTCGGGTTCTGCAATCGCAGCAGCGCCGAACGGAACGAAGTACCCGCATCGCTACCGATCAAACCCGCCTGTGCGAACAACGTCAGCGCGCCCACCGTCTCTTCAACGCTCAGGCCGAATTGAGCCGCCACAAGGCCCGACTGGTTCAACGCCGCGCCAAGGTCGCCAACTCCACCCTGTGCGATGTTCGCCCCCTTCGCTAACAGGTCCGCAATCTTCCCCGCTTCCTCCCCTTGCAGGTTGAATTGCGTCAAGGTCGAAGCGGTCAACTCCGCAGCCTGCCCCACCTCCAACGTGCCAGCAGCGGCCAACGTCAACGCCGCCTCCAATCCACCGGTCAGGATCTGCTCAGTAGTTAGGCCCGCCTTGGCAAGTTCCTCAAAGCCCTTCAGCGCCTCCACCGGGGCGATGCCCAGCTTCGGCCCCAACTCCACCGCCGCCTGTGCGATGCGGTCGATGCTCGCCGCGTATTCGCCACCAAGGGACCGGATGTTCGCAAGCTGCTGGTCGAAGTCCGCGATCGTGGACGCGATGGACTTGATTGCGCTAATGGCACCCTGTGCCACGGCCACCACGCCCACAAAGCCAAGGGCGAAGTTCTTTAGGTCGGCAACGCCCCGCGTCACCGCCGCACCCACGCCGACCACCGATTGCTCCAGCGCGGCCGTGCGCGTGCGGAACTCATCAACGGTGATGCGCCCCTCCTTCAGTTCCTTTCCCAGCGCGTCGAACTTGGCGCGTAGGTCGGTGGTCTGTGCGTTAAGTTGCCCAAGCTCTGCCTCCAGCTTGTTCGATGACGCAACGTACTGATCCTGCGTTAGCTTGCCCTGCTTGTATTGCTCATTAAGCTGTGCCTGTATTGTGGCATATTGCTGCTGTGTTATTTTGCCTTGTGCAAGGCTATCATTCAGGCTTGTCTGTTCTTTTTCAATCGCGCGAAGCTGCGTTTCAGTCTGCGCATATTCTGCGTTGAGACGGTCCTGCTCTGATTTGATAAACTCCATGCGCGTGCCCAGCTTTTGCAGCACGCTACTTTGTTCGATGGCCTTCAGCGAGGCTTGGGCCATGACGTCACGGAAGCGAAGATTGGCATCTGTAAGCCCACCCACATCGTTCCGCGCTTCGCGGTATTGCGCAGACAGTCCGGCCTCGGCCGATGCCAACGTTGCGGCTTGTGATTTTAGCCTATCGCGCTCCGTTTTGAGGAATTGCAACGCAGCCGCAGCCTGCTCCGCAGTGGCCTTGCCCTTTTTCAGTTCAGCTTCTACAGCCTTCTGCTCCTTCGCGTTGTCCCGTAGCGCCTTGTTGTTCTCCGCGACCTCCTGCTTCACATCGATCAACGCAGCCTTCAGCCGGTTGAATTGCTCACGGACGCCAGTCTCGGCTAGGCGTAGATTAACAACGATCTCTTTCTCTGCCATGACTAGACTTGGATCAGTTCGCAGCGCGTGGGTTCATCCACGCCGTACCTCTTTTGTTTGATCTCTGTGAAATAGTACCACCCCGGAGCGGCCCCGTCATGCACGAAAACAGGCACCCCAAAGTCAAGTTCAGGAAGCTCATCATCATACAAGAACAGGTCGATCTCCAGCGACTTGCTTTCGTCGGTCCTCCGCAGGTGGCGGGCATGATACAGCGATGCCAACCCCGGCCCCACGTCACCCAAGTATGTCTCTTGGTCGATCGCCATCGTTAGTTCCGTCTCGCCGGGGTAGACGAAAAAGCACTTGGGGTAGAAGTCCTGAAGTGAACCATCAAACGTCCACGATCCCCGCGCCAGCCCATCGCTCAACAGGATGCGCGGCGTCCACCGATACCGCGCCTTGTATGCCGCGTCCTCATCTTCGCGATCATCCATAACGGGAACGAACACCTCGCCCCGATACGACTTCATCGCCGTGGCCGCAAAGGGAATATCCACCTTCTTATCATCCAGCACGCCACGCGGATACGTGTGGATAAAGCCTCCCCAGCCTCGCTCACCTGCGATGCCATCCAGTTCAGCAAGCCGCTCATCCGATCCATCTTCCTTCCATTTGTAAAGGAGGCGGCGCGGCTTCAGCGGGTCCATCTTCACGGGTCTATCCGTGAAGTCTTCGCGCCCGCGAATGTCCCATCCGTCCACCTCCGGGGTGATGAACTTTTCATCCCAGTATTGCAACGTCACCTCCTTGGCGATGTCGTTGGTGGTGACGGCCAACAGGCGCGGGATGCTCATGCCCTTCAGCACGTCGGCAATGGATACATCCGGCCCGCATCCTGCGATGTCGAGCCGCACGTTTTCCCCGTACTCGGGTTCCACCGGCGTGAAGGTCACGACAAGGTTGGTGATCGTGTAGCTGGATACAAAGCCGCTGTTGAAGAACCTGATCCCCGCACAATGCCGATCCGCTTGGTCCGCCGATACCGGCGAAATGGTAACATCGATGTCCACGGTCGGGTTCGCCACGGTGATCGGGATGGTCGCACCCTGCGCGGCGATTTCCGTAGGGGTGGGCAGCGTCCGCATCACCAGCACCTGAAACAAGGTATCGCCGGTGAGGGCCGCCGTCAGCGTCCCCGTGACCCGCATGGAAAAGGTCTGGTTGAACGGTGAGGCGTATTGGTGGACCGCCGCAAGGTTGCCGCCCGGGTCCGTCACCGTGTCCGGTTCGTTGCCGATGAAGTCGAACGGGGCGGAATACGTATCGCTCTCCACGTTCTGCTCCAACGTCAACACGTTCCCATCGATGGTACTTTGTGCGATGGCCGGGTCACTGACCGCAGGAAGCACGAACTTCTTCCACACGCGCGCAAAGCCTCCCTTCGCTTTGATGGTATACCCGAAGTTGCCGAAGGCTTCGGACAGCACGCGCCACGCACGCAGGGCGGGACGAAGTTGGTTGATGGATACGTTGACCGCGCTGGTCCAATCGTACCCGTAGTTGATGAGCGGGAAGTAAAGTACCCCCTCCTCATCTTCCCATGTGCCCGACTGAAGTTCGGCGGTGATCTCGTCGCTCTCCCCAAAGTCAAGGTCGCGCACCTTCACGCGCTTCATCTCACTGGCCCACGACCCATTGTTCGCCACGGCCACCGCCCTGATCTCATCCTCGCTCCATTCCACCGGCCTGACTTGGGCCTCGACGAACACGTGCCCCTCGTTGCCGATGCGGATGACGCTATCCGTGGGCGGGTCTTCGCTCATCACCTCCGACCCCAACGCTACCTTGTTCCTGTTAGTTCCGGGGAACTTGAAGGACGTGGACCGCGTGCCCTTTATGCTTCCGGGGTCGTATGGGTCTGCAATGGAATAGGTGAACGCCGGAAGATCGCCCGGGTCCATATCAAGCTCCTGTCCATCTACTGTGACCTTCACCGTCTGTGCTTCCGGTTATCCGTGCCGTAGCTCCACGTAACATCGAAGCGCGTGCCTCGTGGCCCCACGCTGGGATCGGACGCATCCAAGATAACGCGCGTGAACTTCGCCCCGTTGCGATAGGACAACGCCCGCACGTCTGTACTCTCAAAGAACTCGTCCAACAGCCATCGGGCTGTGTCCTTGCGTTCAGTGCGCGTGGTGGCCGTGTATCTCCGGGTGATATCCACGGCATACGTCCGCCGCTGCCAGTCGCCTTCGTTGCCCAACGTCAACTCCATGTGGGGTTTCTCCACGGTGGAACGGCGGATGCGCGTATCGCGCACGTCCTTACCCTCTACCGTGTATTGATCCAGCGCCCCCATGCCGTTCAGGAAGTAGAAGCGTTGGGCCGTTTCGCAAGGGCTGACGATCTTGAAGTAGAACCGCTCGGAATAGACCCCAGTCACCGCGTTGCGAAGCTGGATATAGTAGTGGTCCGTGTTGGCCGGTATGTAAGACCCCAACGCATCGGGCGAAGCGTTGAACAAATAACTATCCGCCGCATCGGGGGAGAAGGTCACATCGTCGAGGCTGTTCTGTAATCCATCGGACCCAAAGGTGACTATCCGCAGGCCCACGTTGGACCCCGGCCGGTCCCACAGGAAGGCAAGCCAAAAGTCCTCCCCGTCCGCTACCCGCTGGGCGGTATTGACGTCGAAGCTGTTGACGCCCCCGCGTTCACCGTAGGTCAGGAAGCGCGTCCGATTCGATATGAGCGGATCAACGATGTAGTCTTCCAGACCGTCCTCCCAATAGTGCCCCGCACTTGTATTGGCGTAGGGTTGCACGTTGTTGACGGCGATCTTGCTTGCTACCGTGGCCGTGTCGCCTTGTTTACCCTGCTCCACATACGTACCCACGCCGGTATCCCCATCGAATACCATGTAGGCTTCGCTGAAGATGACCGACCAGCTCTGTGTGATGTACTTGTTTCCGGGGATGAACTGGATAGAACCCGAGCCTTCGGCTATCTCGTAAATGTCCTTGAACGTGCGACGGCACAACGGCCCCGCGTCCAACGTGAACACGCCATCGGGGTCGGCGGACAGGCGGTAGCGCGTGACCGCTCCGGCCGCCTCCGTTATCATGTCCGCGATGATGTTGTACCCTTGGTATTGCTTCGAGCACACGCCGCCGAAGTCAAGGCCCGCATCCTCCGCATCGATGATCGTGATGGTCCCGCCTACGATGCCCTTGATGCCGTACACGCCATCGTAAAGGCTGTTCCCCGTGGCGAAGATGAACAGCTTGTCACCCTTCACCCATGACGCCCCGCCCGTGTCCACATGCTGCACGAACACGTCACCTACCGTAAGGGGCGCGCCGTAGGTTGCTACATCCGTGGCATCGGCAACACGGATCTCGATGATGGGGATGTTCGACTCGCCCGGCGTGTTGTTGATGGGGTACCGTTTGGACGTGAGCTTGACAAGCAGCGGCGCGTATGCCGATGCGAACTTGTCAGGCTGCTGGGTGACAACGAGGGCCATTAGTAGAACAGGATGTAGCGCACTTCGGACGTGCCGCTATCTGTCCACAGTTGGATGCTTTCGATGTAGGGATACGCGTTGCTAGTGGGGCCGTGAACCTTCAGGAAGGTGGCCGCACCAGCGGGAAGAGCGTGCGAAATGGTGATGCCGTTAGGGTCAAGCACCCCATAGGCAATATCCGCATCTCCGAAGTTCTCAAGGTAGATGAACGACGGGATGATATCACCGGCATCCACATCCACGATCTTGGCCGCCGTGCTGGTGACCGTCACCGTCACATCATTAGCCGAAATGCACTGGAAGATACCGGCCTGTGCCCACGGGCGGCTCTGCCCGTTATCATCGGTTCCGGTGATGGATACGCTTACGCGGACTGTGTTCATTAGCTCACGGCTTTAAGAAGTGCGAAGGCGCGGACGCCAACAGATGTAACCGGCTGCACGCCGTAGGTGGTGACGTTGCCAGTGGGATCGGGGATGGCCGGGCCCGTATCTCCATTTACCGAACCGTCAAAGGTTGCCGAATGATGGAACAAGGAAGGAAGTCCGCCCGTATGGAACGTGTAGGAACTACCATCGCCCGCATCGTGGTCGTGGTGAAGGCGCGCAATGCCGCCAGCGTTGGTCACGGCAAAGGCCATAAGCGCCGGGCCGTTCTCAGAATACAGGCCACGCCGATACGTGGTCGATGTGGACTTGTTCATGATCGGAACCGGCGTATTTACGGGATCTGCCGCGCAAGTGAACTCCGAAGCATCCTCCACCACATGCACAATGTCAGCAATGGTGAACGTGTTCGTTGCGCTTATGCTCCGCCCGTTCACCGTGCCCGTGATCGTGGTCGTTACCGTGAATGTCGCCATCAGTTTATCGCTTTGTCGATTTCGTTCAGTGCCTTCCCCGCGAAGTATTCCGCCGCCGCCTCTTGCGCCAACGGTACATCCTTCGCCTCCCACGCCTCGATCTCCTGTAAAAACAGGTTCCGCCGTCCCAGCCGGAAGTCACGGCTACCCATCCGCCCGATCTTCATCGCCACCGCCCACGCGGACAGGTTCAACCCCCGCGCGTTGATCCATTGCTGGATAGGTCCAACTGGCGGCATCGCCCCCGGCCCGCGTCCGTTACCCACATACCGCCATTGCTTTTCAGCCTCCAATGACGCCTGCCCGAAACTTTCCCCACCGGTAGCAAGTACCCCCATGCTCCGCGCCGTCCGGCCCGTCGCCACCTTGCCACGGTCGCGCATGGCTTCGAGGATGTATCCCCGCAGCTTTTCAACGGCCCCCTGGGCGATGTCCTTCAGGTTCATGCGAAGTATCCGGTAACGCAATACGGGGCGGAAACGTCCTTCAGCGATGCTTCCAGCCGCACGCCGGTGAGCATCGTGGTATCATCATCGTAGACAGGGGTGAACACGGGGTTGCCCACCAACTCCACGTCCACGTTAGCCCCCTCGAACGTTCCACTGTCCACAAGGTACAGGTCCGAGAACCTGACCCAACACTGAGCCGCGATAGATGCCATGCGGCTGTGGGCATCGAGCATATCGGTCGGGCTGCGATCCGTTGCCGTCTGGTCAAGGAATAGCATGGACAGCCGATAGACCGGCCGGTATACCTCCGCATCCTTTTGCAGGGTCATGGACGGCAGGGCCCAAAAGCAGGCAGGCCACGCGGTACCTTCGGAGCGGTCCAACAGCTTGTTGGTGTCGTGGTAAAAGGACACGTCCGCCACGTGGGACGTGACAATGTCTTCCCACACGCTGAAAAGCAGGTCAGGCGCAAGCATCCCGCGCGAAATTGACTATCCAAGGGCCGCGCTGGTTGTTACACTTTGGGGCATCTACTTCCGCTTGCTGTCGTTTGTCGGGCGAAGGTTCGTATATACAACGTTGGTGGCAATGCGAAATCACAGCGCCTCGCCCACGTAGATAGCAACCGGAGGGTGCGCCTTGGCCGACACCTTGAGGTTGATCCGACCTGTGAACAGGAACACAAGCCTCCACCACAGGCTCTTACACCGCCATACGCTCACATATCCCACGTTCGTCTCGCACACGGGCAGTCCGCCAATATCGCCGCCAACGAACTCGCCGCTGGCCTGTTCCACTTCTGTCAATGGCCTTCCGCCAATGACCTTCGACATACCCTTAAAGGCTGTCGGTTCCATGTCGTAGTAGTTCATCTGTTCTGGGTTCAACAAAGCCGCCCAAGGCTTAAAGACCTGAATACGAAAAGCACTGCCACCAACTCTGCATTGCCGCCATTGAATGCACGGCGGCAATGCTCACCGTTATGGGCAAGCCTACCCCCGAACATCCTTAGAGTCATCTGAGCCCTTGGTAAATACAGCCTCTGGGCCTTTGGCCTGCAAATGCAAATGCAGCCCAACGGCCTTACAGAGCGCCAAAAGACTGAGCACTGTGTAAGCCTTCGTGGCTTGCTCAATACCTGTGACCTGGTGACGCTCAAGGCCAGCGGCCTCAGCAACTTCGCTGATGGACCGCTGGCCTCTTGCCTTGCGCACCGCCGCGCCTATCTGCTTGGGGGTCATGCGATGCCAAGTGATTTCATTGTTTCAAACACGGGGTCGGGAGCCGAATCTGCGCATGCCTTGCACATCTGATACTCGTACCCTGAGTATGCGTAGGCCTCCATGACCTGTCCGCATGCGCACTTTTTCGTGATCGCGCCATGCCAGCTTGTGAGGATCTTACCCATTGCATCCACCAGCGCATACTCGGCTACGTGCTCGTTGAGCGGTGCGACGTGCAGCTCCGCATGGGTGTGGGTGCGGAGCTCGGACAGTGCGCCCATCACATCGTTGTGAGATAGATCGTTGTCGATGATGCGCAAGGATGAGATGATGTCCATTGCGGCTGCATTGTAATCGCGGTCGATCAGAGCTTCGGTGGTGGTGGTTATCATGGCTCTCAGTTTTTGGGGTGAAGTTCTACGTTGGATCCAACCACCTTGTAAGCATAGGCAGCAAGGATGGGCTTGCGCACGGCGTCGATCTGCTCGGGCGTGGTGCAGATGGCCTCGTAAGTGTTGGCCATATCGGACACGCCCACCATGCCAACGCTGTTGAGCAACTCGCGGCCTTGCTCGCCCATGTTGCCGCGCACTACGATGCGTATGGCACGCTTGCCGTCATGGGTGGTGTGTTGGAGACTGAGGGTGGGGACCGTGGTGCTCATCGTCGTAGGTGTTTGTCGTTGTTCGGTGGACAAATATATGTTCATCTGTTCGTCTGTGCAAATAATTGTTCAACTTTTTTCACTTTCCCGCATTTACCAAGGGTTTCAGAAGTGGTAGGCCAGCCCATAACAGCAGGTTGTGGGCCATGCAAAGCCACGACCACAACCTGCGGGCCCGTTGGTGGCAATGCGAAAACTACCGACCATCACCGATGCGGTAAGCGGCTTGACCGAAGAACTTGCAGAACTCCCGCAACTCGGTGCGCACAATGTCCTCAACCGTCTTGCCATCTTCGCCGGGGTGATTACAGTCCCATAGGCAGTGTCCGGCGATGCTTATGGACTCGCACCAGTAGTTAGTTTCATATCGTACCTCTCCCCACCGTGGCTCTTCGCAGTCGGGGTAAAGTTCTTCGTTCAGCCTTTTTACTAGTTCAACCAGTTCGTTTTTCATGCCCGCTATGTGTTTACTTCCGTTTGTGTTTTGCCTCCAAGTACTTCTGATAGTTACGCTGAACGTGCGCCGACCTATTCTCCCGGTCCCGCATGAAACTCAGCGTCTCCATAACCTGAAAGGTCGAATACTCCGTCACGTCCGGCCTTGGTCCGAAGATGGCCCGAAGGACAGGCTCGCACTCTGCTGCTGCAACGAGGAGGCCATACCCTCGATATCGCTCGGCGAAACGTTT